ACATCGTTAACGTCGGTCAAGCGGAACTTGTACAGCGCGCTGCCAAGCCAGATGTTTGCCTCGCCGCGCGAGTTGAGAATGACCGGGTTGGTGTTAGGCGTAACGCCCGTGTAGTCCGTAAACGTCGCCTGCGGCGTCGTGGTGCCGGCGACGTAGGTGTAGACCTTGCCGCCCGAGAGAGGCACGCCGGCCGCCGTTGTGAACTGCATCTTAGGCTGGGGGGTTAGGACGGCCATTATTCACCTATGTTCGCGGCAACGGTGAGGATAACAGAAGGGACCGCCGGTGAGAAAGCGGTTGCTGCGGAGGCTTGGATAGATACGTTTGTGTTATCCGTCGCCCACCTCAAGCGAAAATAGTCGTCCGTGTTCATACGAAGAAAGAAGTTCCAGGCCGCCAAATAGGCTTCGCCAGAACCTTTCATTGTAATCGTAGTCGCGGACTGCGGGACGGCGGTGCCGTTGACGTCAGCCCAAATGTAGACGGTTTTGGCGGCGGCGTTTGTGCTTACAAACTGCGCCGAAAACTGAAAATTATACAGGCCGGGGCGGTCCACATAGACGCGAGACGTAGGCGTGCCGAGATAGACACCCTGGCTGTAGTCGGTCTTGTTGAACGTCATCGAGTAGGCGGTATTGGGCGCTGCCGCCGTCTGCGTCGTCTCGTCGTGAAACGCGCCGTTGCGAAGCGAGCCGCTGCCTAGGATGGCGAACAGATTGTAGAGGTAGCGATACCACGGCCGCGAAGGGTAGGGCACCGGGTCTTCAGCAATCGGCACCCGAGCGGCGGGGATCTGCGTGATGTTCTCAGGCACGGGTCGGGCTCGCGATGAGTTCGGCGCCCATAATCGTGATCGACACGGGGTCGGTGCCAGAAATCTCGTACACGCGGTCGCGCAGCTTCAACGTCATGCCCAGCCGGCGCCAGATGACGCGGCGGCCGGTCTGACCGATACGGCCCATCGACCGCCAATGCTCGTTCGACCAAGTGTGGCCGCCATCATCCGACCAACGCAGCATGACCATGGGGGTCATGGTTGTCGAGGTAGACGTCGTAGCGTAGAGAAAATCATCGTTTTCAGTTAACAAACGCTCATCAGACTCGGCGGTGATGTACGCAAAAAATTGCTCGGCTTGAGCCTGGTCAATTACGTTAGCCGGCTCATCAAGGCCAACGCCGCTTTCGCAGTCAAGCTGAAGGCTGTGTTGCGTCGTGCGAAGAAGGGTGTTTTGGCCGGTGGCCAGCGCACGCCACGACCGCAGCCACTTTTGGATAGACCCCGCCTCTGTGTAGACTGAGAGGTCGTAGGCGAAAATCGCGCCCGTAATGTAGTCGCCGACGACAATCTCGTCGCTGAACGACATCTGGTTGTTGCCGCGGTGGCGGGTGAACTGGTTGTTCAGCCAGCCAGCGCGCTGATGCCACACCTGCGTTGCGACGTCGTACACCCAAGTAATGTCGGCGGTCGGGAAGTTCAGAACGTAGAAGGAGTGGCCGTCCTGCTGGTAGGTGTAAGCGGTGGCGTCAGAGATGTCGGAATACTGCTGGATCTGCCACTCAACCGAGTGCGTCGAGATCCGCTCGCCATTGTAGCCCTTTGACCGATAGACGATGCCGCGCCCGCGGGCGTCCGCACCCAGCCAGAAGACGCCGTTGTCCAGCTTGGCGACGGAGAACGGCGCGGCGCAACCGATCTCGTTGAACGCGCCCTGGATGCGGGCCAGCGGGAAGTCAGGGAGCCCGGCGTTGTACCAGACCTCCACCGACGTCTCACCAAACAGCCAGACTTCGCGGTGGTCTACGATCAGCGAGACAAGGTTGTCCGGCGAACCTTCGGCGCTGGCGAAGTCGAGCGGGTCAACCGACGTACCATCAAGGAGCTGCGTTACCCAGAACTTCTGGCTGTTCGGCTCGTTGAAGACAAAGTAGCCGTCGATGAAGCCCACGGTCGTCGCGCCGGGGAAGTCCGGGTCGGTGATCTGGGCGAAGACGTCCGTGTTGGCGTTGTAGATGAAGCCGTCAGCGCCAGCGGCAATGAACAACTGCGTGCCGTTGTCCACCATCGACACCGGGCCAGCGCCGGTAACGGTGCCCTTGATTGTCGCCACCCAAAAGGAGTCGATCTTGTACAGCTTGTCGCCGGACACGGCGTAGCCGTACCCACCAAACGTCCACAGCCCCCGCACCGGACCATTGCCGAGAGTAGCAAGCAGGCGAAGACCAGGCGCACGCTGAAGAAACGCCGGTTCTTTACCGCCGCTTGCATCGGGCACGATCTCGGGGAACAGGTTCACCATGCGGTTGTCCGCAGCGTTAACGCTGCGGGCCACATAGGAAGATCCGAGGATCGGCGTCTTCATCAGTAGTTGCCGGCGAAGATGTTGTACCGCTGGCGGGTGCCCACGATGCTGTAGGGCAGCGCCATCACATCATCCGGGTTGTTGATCCGCTTGAGGTTGCGCTTCGACGTCATGGCGATGCGCGACACCTGTGGGGTCGGTTCAACGCCGAACTCCGGTGCCATCTCGCAGGCCAGATTGTAACGGAAGGCGCGCAGGTAACCCGGCGGAAAGGTCAGCTCAGTGGCCAGATTGGCCGGCTGCGACAGCGGGCGAACAGAGACAATGTGAAACTCCAGCACCTTCGTCGGCACCGGGTAAACGTACATCTCGATGTTCGGATAGGTCATGTTGACCCACAGCACCTGGGGGTAGGTGCTGGTGACGGTCTTCACGGCGATGCCATTGTACTGCTGCTGATTAATCAGCTTGAGGCCGTAGGAGATGCCGGTCGCCGGGTCGCGAAAGTAGGTGGCGTCGTCCACTAGGATCGGGCGGTCGCCCACGATGTCGCCGGTCGGCCCAAAGGTACGAAAGAGCGCGCCGGGCGGCCACGTCTCCACTTGATCAATGGTCGAGAACACGGCGAGGCGCTCGGTGTTCCAACTGTCGATCATCTGGTTCATGGCGTTGAGCGCGTCCTGAGACGTCTCAGAGGACGGCGTTTCGCCTTCGGCCAGCACGCCCAGCAGGCGGAGCGATCCGTTGATGATGTCGCCTGCCGTGGCCATGTCAGTCGTCCTTGTTGGCGCGCGGGCGGCCTCGACGGCGCGGGGCCTCAGAGGTCATTGTATCACCACCAGCGGCGCGTGCCAGCATATTGACGGGGGCCGCGTTTGCCTCCGCCATCCGCGACCAGCCGTTCTCCTCGTCCTGTTCGGCCTCAAGGTCCATGAAGGCGACCTTAACGCCGTGCCGAGGGTGTTCAAGGTAGATGACTGGCATGTGAGCCTCAAAAGGTCGGCCCCCTGCCGAAGCAGGGGGCCGGGTACATTACACGACGCGGTAGAGGGCCCAGGCGCCGGCCGCAGACTTGCGGGCGACGAACTGGGCGCCGGTCGTGACCGGGACGGTCATCGTCAGCGAGCCCGTGATCGTCCAGCCGGTGTTGGTGGCGATGATCGCCGTGCCGGAGGACGTGCCGAGGTTCACCAGGCGGAAGGTGAACGCCGTGCCCACCTTGTCCGAGTTGGACAGGACGAGTTCCAGATCCGCCACCGTCGGCAGAGTGTAGGTGACGGACGCGGCGGTGATCCCGGAGTTCGCCAGGATCAGCCCGTTCAGCACCTGCGCCGGGGTGAGCGTCGCCGCCGTAGTGACGGAGACGGGATCGGGGAGCGCGTCGATCAGAGGCTCGTTGAGGTTGCCGTCACCAATCTGGTAACCGCCGCCGCCATTCGGAATCGCCATGTTCGTGTTCTCCTTTCCTGTGCCTTAGCCCCAGAGCCGCACGGCCATGGGCGGGCGGATGGTGTTGAAGCCGTAGAGGACGTCGATACGGCAAGGCAGGCGGTCGTTGTTGATGTCGTACTGGCGCACGACACGCAGCGAGATGCCGTTGTGAACCTGGCGAGAGGCCATGTCCACGCCCTGCGGCAGCAGCAGGTCGGCCGTGGCGAACGAGATGGCGTCCTTGTGGTAGATCAGGTTCTGCGGATACGACGTGGAGGCCGCACCAAGGAACGTGATCACCGCACCCGACTGCGGGAAGCTATCGACGGTCGCCAGCGCGTTGGACGAGGTGTAGAGCGCCGGAGAGATCTTGACCGCGGTGTACGCGCCGCCGGACGCCGCAATGGCCTCCGTCACCACAAACTGCTGGAGCGAACCCGTGGACTCGCGGGTCTGCGGGTTGACCGCAAACACGCTGGCAATCGTGAACACGTCGCCAGCGGCAAGCGTCTGCGAGCCGGTGCCGGTGATGTTCAGCGTGGACTGGCCCTGCGTGGACACGGTGGTCGTCACCGTGTGCGCGCCGGTACGCGAGCCGGTCTGGTGCTGCTTGATCGACTGAGACATGTTGATCTCGTCGTAGCCCAGCACGCCCATGCCCATCATGCCGTTCTTGAACTGGCGGCTGATGGTGTCGGTCGGGTTGAACAGGCCCTTCATGCCTTCGACGAGGCCCGCGTTGGCGGCCGGGTTCACGGTCGCGTAGCGCGGCGACATCACGGCGGCGGCCTCGTTCAGCTTCTGCTGGCCCTGGAGCAGCACCAGAGAAGTGGCCGGGGTCGTGCCGGGGGTGCCGACCGACTGGAAGACCGACTTGTACGCATTCGCCACGTCCGCGTCGATGCTGGACGCGAGCTGCGAAATACGAGGCTTCAGCACGCGCTCGGCGAAGTCGTCGAGCTGCATGGTGAGTTCGGCCGAGGTGAAGTTCACACCGATGTGCTTCTGGCTGGAGACCGTCAGCGTGGTGAACTGCTCGTTGTCGTCCTGCACCTGGAGGGCCGCACCATCGGTCACCAGCGCGCGGTCCGGCAGACGGATGCGGAGGGTGGAGCCGATCTTCGCGCCTTCGACGGCAAAGCTGTCGTCGTACTGGCGGTTCACGTTGCGGGTGAGGACGAGGTTGTTCTCAAGGATCTCCAGGGCCTTCCTGGTGATCATGTCGATAGTAAGAAGCGAGTTTGCCATTTCAAAGGTTCCTTAGCGGTTGCGTGTGGCTTCCCACTTCTTGATCTGGCGCAGGCGCTCGGCCTCGATCCACTCCGACGTAGACATGTTCTTGACGGAACGGGGGTCCGTCGTGTCGTAGCCAGGCGTGGACGTCGAGCGAGCCGTCACCGGAGCAATAGGGGCCGGGGCGGTTGACGTCTTCTTAACCGGAGGGTCGGCGGCCAGCTTGGCCTCGATCCTGCCGATCTCCTTGGCCTGCATAAACGGAGACAGGTTGGCGATACGCGCAGACTCCTTCGGGTTGGTCCCAAGCCAGTAGATGATATCGGGGCCAACGTCAGAAGCCTGGATGGTCTGGGCCATAACATCAGTCACAGGAAGGCTCGGGTTGTACGCGACCTGTTCAAAGTCGTCGTACTTGCCGCGGGCGGCTTCCTCTTTCTCATGGTAGGCTTCGATCACCTTAGCCTGCTGCTGGGACGCCTCACGCTGTCGAAGCAACTCCTGCGCTTTCTGCTCGGCCAAAGCCTCTGCGTACTTGGCAGCGTTGTCGAAATCGTCAGGTGCCGGAGGATTGACGGGCATTGCCCGTTTCGCCTCAAGCTCGGCCAGCTTTTGGGCTTGCTCTCGCTCCCATTTCCGCTGTTCGCGGGCAAGGCGCTTGCCGACAATCGCGTCCAGTTCCTCCTGTGTGAAGGTCTTGGACGCCTCGTTCGGCG